ATGGTGCTTTGGTGATAAACGGTTGCTGTGTGTCAATTATTGTGTTTTGTATGATGTACAGGTGGCTTCCGGTGTTGTGTTCCTTGTCGTACCGAGATACCATTGCAACAGGGTTGAACACCAGGTCTGGTTGGCACATCTGGTTTATTACGTTTGACTGATAGATATCTGTCTGCAGTTCGTATTGCAGGGCGCGTATCTGCTGTTTGCTCTTGTCTGTGTAGAGCAGTGCTGCGCCGAATACAATTGGTCGGCAGTTTGGCGAACATCCATTGGTGGATTGTTTTGCTACACCTGCCTGCTGGCTGTATGCGTATTCGCTGTCGCTTGTGAATACCTTCACGCCGTTATAGTCCACAACGTATTGGACTTTTTCCTGGTACGTGGTGTTGATGTCGATTACGACCGCTTCGTTCTGTGTGTTGTAGTCGTTTTTGAAGTCGTTGAATTTTGCTATCTGTGACCCTACGGCGTATCCTGGTATTTCGTGTTCCGCGTTCAGCCATCTTGTTGCGTACAGTCTTTGCTGTGAGAATGTATATTCCGTTGGTTGATAGTCTTCAAGGGATATATATCCATATTCTACTGTGACGCTTTGGTCTTTTCCGTCTGCTTTTGCAACTGGTGTCAGCAGTGGGCCGAACATTTGCACATTTAGTGTTTGCGCTGGCACGTCTGACCACGAGTTTGATCCGTAATTATACTGTCTGTATCCTGTTGCCGATGCGGTGCATTGTACCCATACTGTTCTATTCTTTTTTACGACTATCCATCCGTGTTCGTCTTCCCCTGGATAGTGTATCCATTGGCCGTCACTCATTATTCTTAGCGCAAAATAGTTTGTGTTAATATGGTCTGCGACACATATCAAACCAGTCGAAGGGAATGGTCCATCACCAGACGCTGTGTCATCAAATACGTAGTCTGGGAAGTATACGGTGCTTCCGCCGACCTGATATCCTTCTACGCGCATGTAGCAACCAAGATTTGGGAACTTGACAATCGATCCGGTTGGGATTGCTTCTGCTATGGCCTGCGTGTCGCCGGTCAGTCCTGTGTCAATTATGCTGTATGGCGAAGAGTTTCCGCTAGCGTCTGTCCAGGCGAAATTTGTAAACCCAAGGCCGTCTTTGTTGAATTCCAGCCCTGGCAGGTCGGTTGCGCTTACGGTTTTGCTTTGCGATCCGCCTGGTGCATACCATGGTGCTGAGAATTTAAATTCTTCTACGGTTATGTCATCTGTGTCGGTCAGTCTAAGTACTACCGGCTCGTTCCATACGTTTGATAATATTCCCCAGTTGTTTGATTGTGCGAACGATGCGTGTCCGAGTTTTCCCCACGGTTTTGATATTTCATCTGTGTAGTTTGTTCCGGATATGTTCACTTGGCGGACATATTTTTCGTTTTCAATCAAGAACCCTGCTATCTTGTTGTATCCGACCACGAATATGATGTATTTGCTTTCGTTTACCGTGAATACGAATGTTGATGGTGGTATTGTCGCCGGTGGATTGAATTGTCCTGTGTCGCTCAACAAAACGGCCGTATGTGGCGTTGGTGAGTCTAGGGTTTGTGACACGATTTTCAGTGCTGGTCTGCGCGATATGTTGCCATATATGTCGGCCACAATGTTTTCCAGCTTGGATACAGATACCTGGGTAATACCAGTGTCGGTGCGTTCTTCCAGCGCATCGGCTGTTTCCCCACGCGACCATTTAACCTTTTTCTGTTGGCTCTGCATGTGCTTCCCCTTAGACTATGCCGCCACCAAAGCGACCGCGCACCCATAATATCGGGTTGCCTGTTAGTGCCTGGTGTGGATTCTTGTGGCTGTCCATGTTTTTCGCTTTCTTGAATAATACTGGTTCTTCTGCCTGCAGGTACGCCTGGCGTTGCATGTCGCCGTTCAGGTACGAGTTCAGGCGCATTGCGAAGTATGTCTTGAACCAGTCCACGAATTCCGGTGTGAAATTTCCTTCTTCAACGCGTGCTGTGTATTTTACGTATATTGGATCCTGGTTGCAGTATATTACTGTTCCTACGACCAGAAAATCTGCCAAGCTGTCGAAGTTTGCGTTCGTGTGGGCTGATATCTGTCCTAGGCAATTGGTTGGCAGCGTGGCTTTCTTTTTGTATTTATGGTGCAATGCGTCTGTGTCTGGCGTGTCCGTTGTGGCCAATTCCACGTGTGTCAGTGCGAATGTCCACGGGTATGCGCCCAGTGCGTTTTGCAGTGCCAGCTCGTATTGCTGGTTTATGATAGGAATGTCGGTGTTGCCTGTGTCGGTCCAATCACTTATTGTTTCGTGATTGATTTCCGTCAGTGCTAAGTTTTTGATTTCTGCCGCTGTGAATGCCATTTTGCACGCCTTTCATTGATTTACCCAGGCCCTACCACTAGGCAGGGCAAGGGCAAAGCAACTTACGATAACGCAGCTACTGTGACAACACCATCGGTGACGTCAGATACATAGTACCAAACGTCTGCGTTGGATGGGTCGTCGGGAATGACACAGATACGGTCATACAGTTTCAATCCCAAGTTTGATGGGAAGTACCCTGCTGTCGTGATTGTGTCACCGTCTGCGTTGAAGAAACGGTAGTAGCAAATGCCACCCAAGATGGATTTTGCGTTTGCGACTTCCGCGCCAAAGTTTTTCAATTTGAATGCCATCGTTTACTCCTTTGATTAAGCAGCCAATTCGATGCCGACCACGCCTTTGTCGTCAATAACGACTGAGCCTGTTGAGCACCAGAATGAGTGATAGTATCCATGGTATTGTGGCGCATCTGCAACGTGTACTTCGCGCAATTTGCCGATGAATGTACCAACTGCGGCTTTATCGAACAAGAACGCCAATACCGTTGGGGCTTGTGCTGTGCTGTTCGGACCTGCTGGCAATTTGTAGTCTGGTTGAGACGCTGGAACGAATTCCCATTTCACGCCCATCCATGTCTTTACTTCATCGCCTGTCACTAATGGACGATAATCGTTGGTCAAGAAGTTTGTCCAAGTTGTATCGTCTTCCATGTCTTCTTGCATTGTTGCTGGGCCGACCAATGTCAAGTTGTCTGTTGGAACTGCGTTGTTGCGCAATAAGCCCTTTGCTTCAGACAAGATGTCTGTGGACATTGGGTCTGTGTGGTGATCCAACAACAAGTTTGTTGAGTCGTAGCCTGCTGCCAATTGGTCGATGATGTTCTGACCGATTGCGCGGTTCAATGCATAGACGGCATTGTCTGTGTTGACGCGTGCTTCGTCAATGTTCAATTTTGGTGCGTTGCGATATTCGATAACGAAGTCGACATACACGTCATTGACCACTGCGTTGACTGGTGCGTATCCCATTTGCTGTGGAACGCCAATTGCGCCTGGCACTAATGCCTGTGCGATGAATTTGCCCGATTTTGCGAAACGTGCGTCTTCGCCCTTTTCGCCAGAACGGACGGTTGTACCAGCAATCAAGTTGGTAGTTTTTGTTTGATACGCTTCTTTGACTAATGGGTCAAAGTACGTAATGTACATTGCCAAAATATCGTTCATTTGATAACTCCTTTTGTTAGTTGTTTTTGGCTTACAAAAGCAATTTATCAGTCGTGCTTGTTTGGGGGGATGTGGGTCTGTTTCCAGTCGTGCCACGTTATGAAAACAAGGTCTAAATATCTTGCTGTTTTAATTATAAACAGATATTAAAATCTTTTTCAACATAAAAATTGTGGGACATTTCTGCCCCACAATCGTTCACTTGTCATTAGGAGGGTTTGTGACTTGGTGATTACACGATACTTATTATATCGTTTGGTCTTCTGTTGTCAAGTCTTTTCCGAACCGTTTGTAGAAGTTTGTGACGAATTCTTCTTTTTCCTGGCGGAACTTGTTTACGTTCTCTGGCTTTTGAAGTAATTCGCGCACCACGTCCACCGTCAGTCCTTCGATGTTTTTGAGCATCCAGTCGATGTTGCAGTGGTTTTTCAGTGCTTCAACGATGCGGATGACGAATCGCTGTTGGTGTTTGTACTTCTGATATTCCGGATCCGCTTCCAGTGCAGCCTTTTTTTCTGCCTGTTCTTTTTTGAAGCGTTCTTGGGTTCCTGACATGTATTTTTTCTTTTTCTGGTAGATACTGCGTCTGATTTCGATTTTCTCTTGTCGGGTCAATTTTCGCACGTATACGCCCAGTTTAAACAGCTCTTCTTCCCTTGTTATGCCCATTTTGGCAAGCCGTGGGTTGAACGCTGGTTCTGACATGTCGTATTTCTTTTCGATTACTTTTTCCGGAACCACAGCATCAGGTTCAGGATCCCCAGGGATATCGCTATCTTTATCTTCTTCCAGATCTTGTGTATCCGGTATTGGATCGGTGTCATCTGGATTGGCTGGGGTTGGATCTTCGGTTGGTATGCTGGTGGGTTCGGTTTGCTGTACCGCTGTTTGCGCTTGTATGTATTCTTTGCCATTTTGCTTTGCCTTTTCTTTTTCTTCTTCGGTTGTTGCGGCCTTGAGCTGCGCGAGCAGTTCTTTGGCGGTTTTATCTGTCTTGGACAGTTTGGTAAGTTCCATTAACCAGTTGCTAGCCATTATTTTAATCCTATTTCTGTTGGGTTGAATTCTGGCGCGCCGAACAGTTCTGTGTATTTTGCTTTCTGTTCTGCGTTGAACTGTTTATACGTGTCTGCTTTCTTTTTGATTTCTTCTTCGGTCAGTGCCACGGATGCGTGGTTTACGATCCATGTGTCGATTTTGTCTGCTAGGAATACTTTCACTGAGTATTGAATATAGCCCGATGTGTTGATTTCTGCCAGGTGGATTATGCCCTTCCCGAGTGTTATTTCGCCTTTCTGTGCGCGAAACACGAATACTTCTTGTCCTAATTCATATTGTTGTTTGCTCATGGTTTCTTCCTTTTATTTACGGTTCTTGTTCAATATTTCTGCGCGTTCTTTAAGCATCTTGTCTTGGGTTTCCTTGTCTGCCTTGTGGAATGCGCGCATCCATTCTTCTTCGTTGTATGTGGCCTGTGGTGCGGCTACTGGGATGCGGTTGCCCATCATTGCGTGGCGTACCTTGTTCAATGATAATGCCCATAGGCTGTTGTGTTCCAGAAGCTTTTTGTGCATTTCGTATTCTGCGTCTGAGTTGCAGAAGCCTTTCAGCCAGTCGCACAATGCCGTGTTCCAGGCGTTTATGTCTGTCACGTCGCCGATTTCTTTCTTTACGGCTTCATTGCGTTCTTCGATGACTTTCTGTTCTGCTGCGGCTTTTTCTTCGTCTGTTGCCAGGTCGATTGCCTTGGTTGCGACAAGTTCGTCCAGAACGAATCGGCGGATGTCATGGTTGCGTTCCACGCCGATGCCCTTTTCCAGTGACATTTTGTCCAGCTTTTCGAACAAAGATTTCAGTTTTTCCTGGTTTTCTTCCTTTGCTGCGAATGCGTCAAACTTAGAGTCCAGGACGAAGTCTTTGCCGTAGTCTTCGATTTTTTCTGGGACTTGTTTCAGTTTTGATATTTGTTGGCGGAAGTATTTTTTGTCTTCTGCAAGCTTTTTGATCTTTTCTTCGCTGAATGTACCGTCTTCGTTGCGGTATTCGGCCAGGTCGTCCTTTGGTGGATCTACTGGGTCTACTGGGTCAACTGTGTTGTTTTTTGGATCTATTGGATCTGGCATTTTTAGTCCTTTTTGTTTTCGGTTGGTTTTGTCACTGACTTTCCTTGGTTGATAAGGAATTCCAGCATTTCAATTCGCCCTACATACCTGTGTATACAGAATGCGTTTGGGTCGTTTGTGCTTGGTGTCCATGCTGTGAGTTTGGCACGTTCTGCCGCTAGGAATTCTTCCAGGACTTCCTGGACCTGCGGTGTGCCGATTGTTCCGGCGATTTTATTTCGCCAGTTTAATTGTTCTTCAGGTGTTTTTATCATTTTGCTTTGCCCTTTGGGTTACCTTACACCACGTTTTGTCCTGGTGCTTGTTGGTTTTTTGCTGCGTTGACGAGCATTTCGCGCATCATTTCGCCGCGTTGTTTCTGCATTTCTGCATTGACCGTTGCGTTGGCCTTTGCTTCTATGTTAGCATTTATGTCGTTTTCTGGCAAGACCAAATCTGTCGGTACGCGCAGAAGTTCGGCTACCTTGTTTGCATACTTAGCTACATCCAGGGCGGTTGTTGTCAGTGTTCCGTCTGGTGTTGCTGCGTTGAACAGGTCGATCATCGTTGCGATTGCCTGGATTTGTTCCGTGTCTTTGACTTCTGTTGATGCCAGTGTGACGCGCACGCCGTCTGCGTATGCTTTTACGTCGAAGTCTTCTGGGTAGAATCCTGGGATTTCTGCGAATTTCATCAACAGCCAGCGGACATCGTCTTCCAACATTTTCTGTGCTACTGCCACCATGTTGTTGTTTGTGACGTTCAGGCGGTTTCTGCGTTCTGCGATTTCCGTGGCGGTCATTTGTTTGTTGGTCTGGTTTGGTATGGTGTCGGACAGCATGACGGATTTGATATTCATTTCCATCTGTGTCTGGTTCCATTGTGCCACGTTTGGATCATCGCCCAGTTGTAATGGTGTCAGGGTTGGGTTGTCGCGCCCTGTGTTCTGCACTGGTATGATTTCGTTTGGTTTCATGGTCAGGCGGTCATAGTCCAGCAGATGATTTTCGTTTGCGAGCCAGATTGGCGCAGCGCGGAACATGAGCCCGAATGTTGAATAGTAGCGCAGGGTGTTCAGTTGGTTCAGTTCTGGGAGTGCTTTTACGCCCACGCCGATGCCGTATACTGACCCTGGTTTGCGTGTCCAGAAGCTTGCTGTGAAGTCGCATGTTTTGGTTGGGCGGTCTACCAGCAGTTCCTGTCCGCACAGTACGTAGTAGTGCCACAATTCGTCTTCGTAGTTGTATATCGTGGCTTCTTTCAGTTCTATCTCTTCATTGGCGTTCTTTTCTGTGGTTGCCACGCCGTTCAGTTTACGGTTCTTTGTTTCTGGGAATATTGCTGGGATTTCTGCGCGCTTGATTTTCAGCTTGCGGTAGTATCCGTCTGTTTCCCCTGTGAACGCCTTTGTGAGTGCTACGTCTTTGATTGGCACTGGTACGCGCCAGAATTTGCGGTTTGTTATGCTGAATGTACGGTACGATACGCAGGTTCCGGCCACCAGGTCATATGCGCTTTCCAGGTAGTTTGCTAGGTTTGGTACGATGCATTGGTTGACGGATTTGCTTAGTGCTGCGTCAATTTTCCGCTGGTCTGCGTTGTCTTCAAAGTATGTCGGTGCTTTCAGCGTGACAGATGTCTGCTCGTCTGTGCATATGATTCTTTGGAATCGTGCTGCGAAGATGTCTGCGGCTTCCGCGCCAACGTTAGTCAACAGAGCAGTGTTTTCCCAATTGTTCGGGATGTTTTCGTCCACGTAGAACGAATCCCTATTGGGCATCGTCATTCGGAACACGGCTTGATATACCGAATCCCAGACGGTTTTTTCGGACATTGCGTCATCATATCTTTTCAATATGTCTTGTATCTGCATTGTTTTCCCCTTATCCTAGGTCGCCGTATTTGTCAAATGCCATGGTTGGCGCGGATGCGCCAGACCACGCGACATTTGTCAGGTTGGACACACTGTTCATAAGTTCTTCGTTTTCTCTGCGCTGGCGTTCTTCTTCCAGTTTGCGCTGGCGTGCGACTTCTTCTGCCTGAAGCTTTGCGGCCTTTGCAGCGATTGAGTTTTGTTTGCTCTGACTTTTGTGGCCGAATATTGAGCTTACCAGTTGAATTCCAACGGATGCTGCCATCAAGTATTCCATGTTATCCCCCTATCAGTTTGCGGATTATGTCGCCGATAAGGCTCGCCATTCTGTCGCCTGCCAGTGCGAATGCGACCAGTACCAGTGCAAGTATTACCCATGCGGCTTTGTGCTTTGCGATGGATGTGATAAGATTCCATTTCTGACCGTCTAGGCGTTCCTGTTCGACTGGGCTGTTCAGGCGCGCGATGATCAGGTCGAGTTTTGTGCCGTGTTCAACCAGCGTCTGTTTGATAGATGACACGTCTTGTTCTATTGTTTCCACGCGTTGTTTCATGGTTACGTAGTCCTTTGCTTGCGCTTCGGCCAGGTCGACATCGTATCCGTTGACCTTTCCTTTTTTGCGAATCTTTTTCAAAACGTCTATCTGGGCGCACATTAGCCTTTCACTCTTTTTAATCTTGGGTTTGCGCGCTTAGCTGCTGGGCTTGCTCTGCGTGTTGATGCGGCTAGGATTGCGCCTGCTGTCTTCATGCTTACGCCTTCTTTGCGTGCGATGCTTTTTTGCACCGCTTTGAACCCTGGGTGTTTTGTAGCCATTTTTAATCCTTTACGAATAATTTAATCGCTTTCAAGATGTAGATAATTGCCGTGCCGATTGCTGCTGTATATGCTGCAATATCTAACCCCCATACTAACGCAATAGCCGCTGCGTATGGAATCGTCAATTCTACGCACTTCATAATCTTATCGATTATTTCGGATTTGGTCAGTTTTGCTTCTTCTTTTTTAGCCATAGTTCACTCCTTTAATTATGAACGCCAGTGCCATACAACATTGCCTGTGGCTCCAAAGTTCGGATAGCCCGAGAACGATTCTATTTTCGCTTGGTTCGCAGCAGGCGCATAGACGTCTATGTTTTGTGTGCATCCATAGAACATATTAGTAAACTGGTTTGTGCGTGTTCCAAAATCTATCGCAGTTGTTCCACCAAGATATACCGTTGTTAATGATGTGCAACCAGAGAACATATACTGACACCCATAGGTTCCACTTATCGTGGTTAAAGCAGATAAGTCCGCACTTGTCAGCCCAGTGCAACCTTGGAACATGTTACTACACCCACCGCTTCCGCTTATCGTAGTTAAAGCAGATAAGTCCGCACTTGTCAGCCCAGTGCAACCATGGAACATAGAATTGCACGCACTGTTTCCACTTGCCGTGGTTAAAGCAGATAAGTCCGCACTTGTCAGCCCAGTGCAACCTTGGAACATATTCTGACACCCACCGCTTCCGCTTATCGTAGTTAAAGCAGATAAGTCCGCACTTGTCAGCCCAGTGCAACCATAGAACATATAATTGCACGCATTAGTTCCACCTATCGTGGTTAAATCACTCATATCCACGGCACCAGAAATTGCGGTGTTACCATAATATGCTCTCGCCAACGCATATTCTGACACATCCGTCATACCCGTAAAATCCATAATATGTGTTGTCGTGGTATTCGGAATCAACGTGCCTGTACCATTTAACTGGAACTCCCGATATAATGCTGGTGCTGTTGTTGGCACTTGGACATCTGCGTTTGCGTAATTCGTGACATCGTGCGTGCCATTGCTGGTAATCGTTATTGTTTCTGTCGGGGTTGTACCTTCATAAGTTCCAGTTACACCAAGAATAGAAACGTCTTTTTTTATGTTTCCGGCTTGAATATTCGCGTCAATACTCGCGTCAACTGCGGATACATTTACTGGGGAATAACCGTCTGTTCCTGTTGGTGCTGTAATTGTCTGTGCGCTGGTTGATGGTGTTACGTTCAGTTCGTCAATTACTGGTGCTGAACCACCACCGGCTATGTTTGCAGTGATAACAACGCGTTGTTTCTTGCCGTTTACTGTTACATATCCCTTTGTTGAGTTTGGGTTGTTTGGGTATTCCAGAGTACTTGTGTCCTGTGGTGCGGTCATAAGTGCGCGTTGTTTTTTGCCATCTACGGTCACATAACAGTTTTCCGAGTTTGAATTTGATGGATATGTTACCGTTCCGTCTGGTTCTACGGTCTTTATGGCGCGTGTTTTTTTACCACCGTCTTCTACGAATACTGTGTCGGAATTTGCATTTTTTGGATATGTTACATCTGGCATCTGGGGGCTCCTTTGTTCCATTGCACTTTTATTGTAAACATAACTGCAAAATAATTACAAGTATTTTTTCAAAACCAACGTTTTTTAATTTCTATTGGTCGCACGCCCCCATGCGCCAGTGCGTATTCTTCGGTGGTTTGTTTTGGTGTATATGTCATGACGCGCCAGATTCCCATTGCGATTGCGTCTGCCATGTTGGGCGATTCGCCGTTCAGGTTCTTCTTTACGTCTTTCTTTTCTGCTATGCGCAGTTTCCCTTTGCTTTGGTCGCTTGTTGCGTACACCTGTGCGAACATTTCGCGTTTTATCTGGTCTTTGTATAGTGGGTTGCCGATGTACCAGCATTGGTTCTGGTTTATCATGCGTTGCCATAAGGCGTATGCTTCGCTTCGGCAGTTGAATATGGTGTCGTCAGTGATTGGTGGGTTGTTGCCCAGGAAGTTTATGATCCCCAGGGCACGTCTTGTTCTGGGGTCTGGGCCGCGTTGTTGTGCTGCGGTGTATCCTATTCCGGACGCATCCCATACTTCTTCTGTGGCCCCGACATTTGCGCGTACCTGTGCTGTTTGTACGACCAGAGCTGGTGTTTCTATTTGGTATTTTCCGGCTATTTCTACCAGGATTGATCCAAATGGCGTTTTTGTGATTTTTGCTATGACAGATTCGTCACCGTATCCACCGCCCACGTCGATGCCGAGCACTATTTGGTTGCTTTCGCGTTCGCGTTGTGTCACGTCTTCTGGTTTGCGTGAGAAGAAGTTTTCCACGCCTGTGTTGTCGAACCACGGGGCAAGGTCTGTGTCGCCCTGACACATGATAAATCTGGTGTAGTATACCGGCGATTCCACCTTGGCGCGTTGGTATGCGTCACGGATGTGTGCTGGCAGGGCATCGTTTTCCCACCAGTCGCACCGTATGAATATGGCATCGTGTGTTTTGCAGAAGTCGACCACTGATTGTGGTGGGTTGTTTGATATCAGCAGAATCACGGCGCAGTGTCGGATTTCTGTTTCCAGTGCGGCCACGCCTTGCACTTTATCCCATTTTTCCACTTCTTCGCAGATAAGCATGTCGTATTTGCGCTGTTCGTTTTTGATGTCCTGTCGTCCGAAGAAGTCGAAGTCTGCGCGCATGTTCCCTATGAATCGGTGCATTGGGTTTGCTTTGGATGTGTTTGCGCCTGTTCCGCGACACTCTGGTGCCAATCGTTCAAATGCGTCCTTAGAGCCGTTAAGGCCATTCTCTGTCATCGTAGAATACTTAATCGCGCGCAAATATCCATCGTAGGCCCCACTAATGCATGCGCGTTGGACAAATTCAGACTTTCCACTACCACGACTTCCTTCAAGCATTATAATCAACGGATCTAATTCCCCGCGCAGATCTTCTGGTGTGTCTTGAAAAATCTGCACTACTTCCATTATCTTCGGGTAAAGAGGAAGCAGTTTTTTGGGGCAATTTTTCATTATAGCATCTAAACTTAGTTTCATTGGTCTTCCTTATATTGCCATTCGTATTTGCCGGCCGTGTGTCTTTTACCATGGCAACACATTGATATGCTAGAATGGTCTATTCCAGTTTCCCTTTCTGCTTCTAACAAGCTTCCAAATTGTGCAATTGTTTTCCCGTTTTTAATTTGTTGGATGCTTTTTGAACGATTGTGTTGTTTTCCGAACCTGTTTATCCATGGTTTGTTGGGTTTGGTTCCTAAGATGGTATATGAGTGTTTTATGTTTTCGCTTCTTGTCGCCCATTCCAGATTTTCTATACGGTTATCAGTTTTGATTCCGTTCTTGTGGTTTACGTCTATTTTGTTCTCTGGGTTTGGTATGAACGCTTCGGCAACTAATCTATGTACGCTTTTATGAAATTGTTTCTTGTCTTTGTGAAGTGTGATGCGACAATATCCGAACCTGCTAATTCCTGGTTTTAATTTTCTCATTATGTTTGGCCATTGACCCTTTTTTGAAAACACGTCGCCGTTTTCTGAAATATAGTATCCAGGAAAATCGTCTATTTCTTTAATTCTTAACATTTTAGTCGTCCAGTTCTATTACCACGCGTTCCCTTGTGATTCGTTTTGCGCCTTCTGGGATTTCGTTGTCTGGCGATTCCCCGGCCATTTGTGCTATCTGTTGCAGGCGTTCTATGTCGCCTTCGTTGATAATCTTTGGTATGGCGCGTGCCACGGTTTGTTCCACAAGGGATCTGCGTAGGTTGTTCATGTCCAGGCCGGCGAGTTTCATTTTCTGGATTATGTCCTTTGATTTGATATCGCCGTCCAGAAACAGTTTCAATGCGCCTTTGATTGTGGTTTCTATGTTTTCCTTGGTCATTGGCACGATTTCGCCTTCGAGTGCAGCCTTTTCTACGGACAAGGCAAGGTCGTGGGCTTTTTTACCTGCCGGAGCCCACTTGTTTGCCCTGTCGAGTGCTTTTACTTTTTTGGCGGTTTCTTCGGTCATGGCTTTTGCCTTTATTGCAATCCCCATTCTGCCAGTTTTTCAAAGCCACCGATCTGTTGGATGTATTTGCGTGCCACTTCCACGATTTCCGTGAATGGTACGAGTTCGCCGTTGACGTTGACTTCGGTGTCGCCGATTGAGCAAATGGCTTTGATTTCTTTATCTTCTTCTTGTGCTTTCAAGAAGCAGTAGATGTTGACAGAACAGTCGGCTTTTGACAGGTCTTTTCCGTGCATTGTGCCACCACCCAAAGGATATTGGATGCCGTAGAAGTCGCTTGCTAGCTTGCGTCCTGTGACTCCGGTGTCCACGTCTATTCCACCAGTCCAAGGCCCGATTGGGTTGATTTTTGTGGCTTCTGGGATGATGTCTTTGATTTCGCTTGTCAGTGTGTTTGACCAGCAGATTGTGCATTCGTGGGTGTCTGCGTTCATTACGATTTTGCCGTCATACGGGTGTTCTTTGTATAGGTCCATACAGACACGGCGCGCGTTCACGTGCAGATATGGCATTGGGAACCCTGCGAAGATTCCGTTGTCGCCACAGTGCAGTTCGCGCTGGTTGTTTGCCAGGACGCTGTCTTGTGGTACTTCTATGTATTTGAATTCTTTTAATTCTTCGCCACTGATTCTGATTGCAATATTTTTGACGTATTCTTCTGGGATGTGGACGGATGTTTCGCCTGTGACGAAGCACGATCCATGTCCGATCAGCACTTCGAACGCGCATTTTGGGTTTTCTTGTTGGCTGTAGCAGTAATCGACCAGCGCACCGGCGATTCGGTCTGCGATTTTGTCTGGGTGCATTGGCGATACTTTTTCTGTGATATTCATTGCTTTGTCCTTTAGTTGAGTTTGGTTGCTTTTTTGCCCGTCATTTGTTCCCACCGTTCTATGATGACATCACAGTAGTGTGGGTCCATTTCACACATGTAGCATTTGCGCCCGATTTGTTCGCATGCCATCATGGTCGAGCCACTGCCGCCGAACAGATCTAGGACGCTGTCGCCGACATTGGACGAGTTCCGGATCAACCGCGCGAGCAGTTTTACCGGTTTCATCGTAGGATGTTCTTTGTTGGCGCGTGGTTTATCTTCATAAATAATTGAATTGTCTATAGATTCTACAAGATCTTTATATGCTTTTCTCAGGTCTTCTTCATTCATTAAATCAACGGCTTCGCTAATTGTTGTTTGTTTTCTACCACCATTCCATGTATGGCTTGCGCCTTCTGTCCAGCCATACAAACATGGTTCATGTCGTAATTGATAATCTTTACGTCCTAGAATTAGAGAACTTTTAACCCATTGTAAACATTGGCGGATTTGCCAACCAGCATTTTTTGCTGCTTGATAAAAATTATAGCTTTCCATGTCTGCGTGCCAAATATAAAAAGCTGCGCCCTTTTTTAGATTTGCGTTTGCTATCACAAATGCTGCTGTGAGAAATTCCTGAAAACTCTTGTCTTCCATGTGGTCGTTTTGAATTTTTAAACCATTTCCGCCTTCGTAGTTTACATTGTAGGGCGGATCTGTGAGAAGCAGGTCGGCCTTTGTGCCATCCAGTAGTTTTTCCACATCGGTTGCCTTGGTGCTGTCGCCGCAGATAAGGCGGTGGTCGCCCAGCTGCCAAATATCGCCTGGTTTGACCCTTGTTTCCACATCTGCTTCGTCTGGAACGTCCACTTCGACCACTTCTTTTGTGTCAAAGTCGTCTGACTTGTCTACAATCAGTCCGTATGCTTCGAGCAGGATTGGTTCGAACTTCATTTGCAGGTCTTCGATGTTCCATTCCCCACCGAGTGTGTTATGGCCCAATACGGCTTCCTGGATTTCTTCTTTGGTCAGTTCGCGTTGTGCGACCATGCATTCTATTTCTGCGTTGGGGTCTTGTTCTTTGAATACGAGCCAGCGTGCGTGTCCGGACAGGATCATATTATGGCAGTCCACGATTATGCGGTGTGTGTATCCGTTTTTCTGCATTGACCGTTTCAATCCCTTGAGGGTTTCCTTTGTAATGGTTCTGGGGTTATCTGGGTTTGGGTGCAGGTCGGACACCTTTCGGATTTCGTGTTTCCAGCGTCCGTCATCGAACTTGGTTTTCTGTTCCGGCATTTTTCTCTTCCTTTCTTTTGTAGTATGATCTGAGTGCTATTTCGTTGGCGCGTTTATGGTATTCTGGTTCTGCTCGTTTTGCTGCGAGTTTTTTCAGGATGTCCTTTCTGTGTCGCCAGTAATATGCGCGTTGGTTTTTGTAAAGTTCGTTGTTTTGTTTCATTTGTTTTTTATTCTAACTATTTTCTTTTCTGTTGTCAACATTGGTCCGTATTTTTTCCATTGTTGTCTTGCTACTTTTTTGATTGTTCTGTTTGCTTCTGGTGTGAGCTGGGTGGGGTCCATAAATAGACTTAGGCATCGGAAGTATGGTCTGCGTGTTTTGTATGCTGGCGATTTGCTGACGACGGTTGCGAAGCTACCGAATGTTTCTGTTATCCACCATCCGTCACGGTACAGGGTTGCCAGTGACATGGTTGGTGTCCAGATGTCTTTATTGATATGTTTTTTTGGTCTTTCTATTAGGATTCTCTCGAGTTCTTCATACATCTTCCTTCCTTTCCTTTGTGTATGTTTATTTTTTTGTCAAGTTTGATTTTTCCAAGAATACATCCGACTTTGCAGTAGATGTATTCGGCAAGGTATGCACGCACTTCGCTGTCGTCTGGCTTTGTGTCCAGGTTTGCCCCGATGTTGTTTAAGATGAAGTCGGCTGCGTGGATGCATTCGTGCATGATGTAGAATTCGTATTCGTCTTTTGATAGCAGGTATATTTTAACCAACCTTTCGTCTATAAACAAAGTGCAGTATGCTCGTGCCGTCTTAGAGCATTCGTCTGGCAGGTCGCCGACATAAACTTCCACACCATGCTTGAATACGTCTATCTCAAACGCTCCCACTTTCTTTGGTTTCATCGTTCTATTCCTTTTGTTCTGCTTGTTCGTGTATGTTGCCAATGATTTCCAAAGCACTTGTTTGTTCTACCGTATAGCCCATCACGATTACATCGGTTTCTTTGTTAAAGCCGTTGTCTTGTTCCCACTGCGAACGTGCGTTTTGTTTCAATTCCAGCGTGCAAGGTGCAAAGTGCGGGTTGGACATCATACCATAGTCGTCAAACACCTTGGTAATGTTGCAATCCTTAAAACAAGGGTTGATGGCACTTTCAATTTCAATGTCCAACCACTTGGCACAATCGGCAAGAAATCGTTTATTGTCGGGGTGTTCGTTGACAACAGGGTTATTCACAACACGCACATTCTCTCTGCCATATTTTTCAATGGCTAGTTTTGTTGCACAGGCGCTCGCTGCACCACAAGAAAACCAACACACAATCATCGTTCTATTCCTTTTGTTCTGGTTTAATAATAAACCCTGCGCCATCTGTTTTTGTAATCACCATAGCCGTCAAATAATTCATACATACGACCACATTTTTTACAACGGCGTTGTGGTATTTGCACTTCATCATATTCATAACCGTTTGGGTAGTCACGAATATAAAAGTATTCCCATTCGTGCTTACATTTACATTTTGCCATCGTTCTAATCCTTTTGTTCTAGTGCTGTTATTTCTGCTTTTGCGTTTTGTGCGTATTTTATTAAAAATATAGACGGCGTGTCTTTGTGATATTTCAACGAAATCACATCTATTGCATCTTTTGCAACATCCAATGCTTTGCGTGTGCGTATAAGTTCTTGCCATAGTTCGTCTGTCCCTAAACTTCCACACTTTCCACAAATCAACTGGAACGGTCTGGAATACACTCGCTCTAATTCGCCATTACAGAACGGACATTTCATATCACTCATTGTCACCACCTTTGGTTAATGTTGTTATTTGGTCTATGGTGTTATGGATTTCGTCTGGTGTTGTCCAGCAGAACACGTTGCCAGCGTTTAATGATTTGTGGTTCACTGCATATAATTTTACATCTACGCCACAACGAGTTTTATCTATCTCTTTCAGCATATTAACAGCGACATCTAATGCCCACCGTGTACGTTCTAATTCGTTCTGCAATCTCACACATTCGCCTTCCGCAAACTCTTTGTCCATCCGACAAGTTTTAGTATATGCGTTTTCTGCGGGTTCGCATTTTTCTGGTTCTAACTTCATTTGCAATTCATCAATCTGCTTTTCGTGGGTATTGTTTTCTTTAATCAAAGCGTTGACAGCATCTACAAGTTGGTTGATTTTATGAGTAAGCACGTGATTACTATACTCAAAACATTCTGCTAATTTTTCAATCATTTGTTGTCCTTTTTGTGTATGCGTTCTGCGGTTTGTTTTATTGCTTCTGGGTCAAATTTTGGGTTGAACGGGCATACTAAGCAGGGGTGTGGTCCATCGCCGAATGCACGACAAACTTCTGGTCGTAGTTCGTATATTTCGCAGAGCTTTTTCTTTCTGTTGTAGAAAGGGCAACTACTGGTTTTTATGGCGCTTTTGGGTATGTATACCACATGTCCGGCTATAATTTGTCTTTCGAATTGTATTCCTGTGTGCTTTACGCGGTCGTATTCTTCCTGTTGGAAAGGGACGATACCGCAGCACCTTCCGCATCGTTTGCATTTCCATTCTGTCATTTGGGTTCGTCCTTTCTTTTCGCCAGATAGATCCAATTGTCTATTTGTTGTGTGTGTCCAATGGTTGTATATAGTTTGTCCAGGACTTCATCTTCAATCCATGATGTGTTGACGCGTCCGTCTTTCCTGAAACTCAACACTCGACAACCACCCTTTACTTGTTCTACTACGATGAAAAGGTCGCCACATCTGATTGATGCTTTTTTGCGTCTGAATAGCATTGTTCCGATTTCATGTTTCATCATGTTTCCTTAATCTTGGCCGGGTGGGCTGGCATCTAACTCTGGGGCTACTCAATTCGCCATTTTCGTATGTCAATTAGCGGACACACAATCACTTATTCCTACCAGTGTGCAGTATGTTGTTTAAGTGACTTTTTCAACCATTTCCGCACCCACCCGATAATGTTAGCATACTTTGGCGCACCCAGTATGCCGGTGGGTCGGTAAGCAGGGAAACTGATGTGAACCTGCCGCGCCA